TACGCAAAGGGATTTGAAGATTTTTCAGGGTCGAAGTTGTTTATGTATAGAAGACAGTTCTCAATCCCATCCATGATCATGTCTTCTTTATAGGTATAGTTGTAAAAGTTTGGTTTCGTTGCTAACCTAGTCGCAATCTGCATAATACACTGACCGATGTAATCCGGTACCTTTGGTAGAACGTCTCCTGAGTCTTCGGCTTCTTTACATTGTTTCTTGTATCGAACTAAAGCAGACAACAGATCCGCGTTGTTAACGTAATTTTTAGTGACTCTCTTCGCCATATCTCGTATCCTTTTTAGTTTCTAATATAACAAAAAATGTATGAATGTCAACTACTTATTTGTAGATAACATTTTTGTTACAACATCATTTTTTGGTTGACACTTCTTATTTTGCTGATATAATCAGATTTAACATCTGCAAGTCCAGTGGAATCTAGATATCCACGTTATAGATCTTGAATGGAAATTGTTCAGAGGAGTAGATCTCAATACGCTTTCGAAAATGATCTAAAGTATAATTTGAGAAAGAACCGATGGACAGATCATCTGTGATATCATATAGAACAGCTTTGTCAGATCCATTTCCTTTGCGCAGGGATCTTCCGATGGATTGAAGTACTTTGACTTCAGACTTTGAACCAGAAGCGAAGATCACGTTGTCTAGTCTCTTAAGATTAACTCCAGTGGAGAATACGCCATACGAGGCAAGGATATCGTGCTGTTTAATCGGATCGTTTTCTATCAGATGACGTATCTCTTCACGCTCTTCGCCGTCTACTCCGCCATAGATAAAATGGAGTTTACGATCGTCTCTGCGAAGCAGAGGCTCTAGGATCTTACCGTGTTTCTCAACCAGATCAAACAGAATGAGATTGTTTTGGCCCTTTAGAGACCACACGAGGTTGCGAATGAAAATGTTTCTTTTCTCGTGGCTGATGAGGTATTCACGTTCGGCCGGCCACTTCTTCTGCTTTATTTTGATCGATGTTAGTGCTTTTTTGAACTCAGCTCTCTTTTCTGCCGGATGAGAAAGAACGATTGCTTTTACCTTAAAGTCGGCGACTGTTCCATCGTTTATAAGATCTCTAGTCTTAACGTATCTCTTTATGCTTCCGAAACAACCCTCGAGTATGAGGTGATGAGCCTTGCTCTGTGAGGATATCGTTCCTGTAAAACCATGACGATATGGGCAGTCTGTAAGCTTCTCCATGATAGTGGTAAGGGACTTTGCTTGAAAGAGATGCGCCTCGTCTCCGAGTACCACCTTAAACTGATCGAACCATTCCTTTGGCTGCTTTATAAGTGACTGCCATGTGGATATCACGATTGGATGACGAGTGTTCTTATCTATTCCACCCTGTATCTTATAGATTAAGTTTGCATCACATCCGTAGTCGATAAAATCTCCGGCCATCTGGTGAACTAGCGATATCGTAGGAACTATGATAAGAGTACGAAGTCCTAGAGTCTGATAATAGTGCTGCTGTATCAAGTATATGATGAGGGACTTGCCGGATGAGGTAGGAGAAAGGGACAGCGACCTACGATTTCTTAGAGCATTTACGATGTAGTCATTTTGATAGTCCCTAGGAGTAAACTTACACTTTGCGAGCTTTGCAATCTCATAACCATAGTTATCTTCCACGTTTTCTTGGTCGATCCAATCGTTTTCGAACTGAAGCTCGTATCCACGATCCTCGCAGAACTTACGAAGATAGTTTGACAGACCTACATAGAGCAGAGGTCTGAGCGGCTGATACAAACGTATCCAACCGTCCCAGACTCTTGCTTTAAACTTAGGAGAGAACTGATAACCTTCTGGTCGAAATGAGAAGAAGTTCATGATCTCCTGACGAATACCAGGATCCGCAAGAACTTTCATATGAACCTCGTTCAAGTATTCGACTCTTATCACATCACTCATTATGCACCGGATTGGAATTTCATAAAGTCTATCATATTCTTGATAATAAAGTTTCTGTTATTGACGTGACGAACTATACTTTCGAGATAGTTTGCTCTTTCTTCGTGAAGAGCGATCTTGAGACTCATCGCTATGATCTCCTTGTCGCTCTGTATATATTTATCCAGGTCTTGACGAAGTATTTTGAGAGGGTTTGGAGCCCATCCTCTCTGCTTTAATTCAAGCTCGTCCATCGAGCCATTATAGTATTCAGTCTTTGCTCTTTCGAGTTCAATAAGATCCGCTCTAAGTTTCTTTACTTTTAGAGTCTCTCTATAGAACAGATTGTAATACTTATTATGAAGTTCTGGAATGCGTGAGCTTTCACGGACTAGATCCGTCTCATCGATCTTACAGTCCTTCGCCCACATTTCGTTGATCTCTTCAATGTTCATACTATACTCCATCATAATTTATTGTATTATAACACTAAAATAGTGAAAATGTCAATCACATTATTTGTTCACTATACGAATGTCGTATGAGTTGTATTGAAAAGTCACGGTTGCTTCTGGATAGACTACGTCTGATTGTGTTGTGTCTAGACTTACTTCTGAGAGAGTGATTGGAAAGCAGTCTATATAGTTAACTTCTATGTTTGGATTCTTATGACTGTTCATAATCACAAGGGATATGTCGGATCTTATTCCGTCCTCACTGTTTTCTAAGTTTTTATACTGATCAAAGTTGTTTGGAAATGATATTCCCTTCATCCAGTTAAACACCTCGATGTAGTTGCTCATGTTCTCGTCGACTATAAATGATAGGTTTAGTTCTCCGAATGAGAGGCGATCGCCGGTCTCATACAGAGGTTTAAACGGAGTCGGTCTCTCGATAGGTTGCAGGGAGATCGAAGGAATCGATACTCGCTGTGTGAAGAACTGAACGTGAGGCAACCTCTTTACCGTGACGACAAACTCTAACGGAGAAAAGTAGTTGGTTATCATATCATTTTTCCTGTTGACATTCTCATAGAATCAGTTTACTCTATATTTATAAGGAATGAGAAAGGAACTCACCATGTCCATCGCAACGACCATCCTGAGTCAGATTCGTCTCCTCGATCGCTGGGCCCTCGGCGCCTGGGGTGCAAAGGATCTCATCACGCTTCCTAAGGGTCTCTCTTTCAAGACCTCGGGCGCAGTGAAATGGAAGGGTACCGTCACGATTACTCTTGACGAAGTCAACGATCTCTATGTCATTAAGTTCACTCGCCTTCGTAAGCTTAACGTCATCGTTGACAAGATTCGTGACGGAGTCTTTGTAGACGATCTCGTGGATATTATCGATGCTCAGGTTGGCTAAGGAGAACACTCGTGCGCAATGATTATCAACAGTGGCTGGATCTTGATTGGTCCGATTTTCGTCGTGAAGTGCAGACTCTACTAAAAGAAAAACCAGGCATTACGATTGAAGAGATCATTGATATCACCGGCGGTGACTATGAAGATATTCTTTGGATCATAAACACGAATAGGTAGAGAACTCTTATAAATATATCTACTCAAGAGAAGACACGATCTTCTCTTTTGATTTATCAGAACAACATATGACGGAGTTGATCTTGAGAAAATATATTTTTGATGTCGATGGAACTCTTACGCCGTCAAGAGGAATCATAGATAAAGACTTTAAAGAGTTCTTTATGGATTTCTGTTACGATCACGACGTATATCTTGTAACCGGAAGCGATCGACCAAAGACTGTTGAACAACTCGGTAATGAGATACTCGACAGTGTTAAACTCTGTTTCAACTGTGCTGGAAACGAGATCTGGCAAAAAGATACTCTCATAGAAAAGAATAGCTGGTCTCCAAGCACGCATCTCTTAGATCATCTTAATCAAGAGCTCGAGACTTCTAAATTTCCAATTAGAACTGGAAATCATATCGAACACAGGACAGGAATGATAAATTTCTCGATCGTTGGAAGAAATGCGAATAGAGAACAGAGAAGTGAATACGTTAAGTGGGACACCGAGACGAACGAGAGACACGAGATCGCGGATAGAATTCGAAAGAACTTTAAGGGAGTGGATCCGTTCGTCGGTGGAGAAACCGGGCTTGATATATTTGAACACGGCGGCGGAAAACAGAGATCGATACGATACATAAAGAGCGACTCGAATGATTTTCTCTACTACTTTGGAGATCAGATAGTAGTCGGCGGAAACGACTATGATATCGCAAAAAAGTGTAACATACACTATAATGTTTCCGGGTGGAGAGAAACTAAAGAGATACTTAACTATATGTTGGAAGCAAACCTATGAGGATTGGGCTAGTAGCTTCAACCTTCGATCTTCTACACGCCGGGCATGTTATGATGTTGAGAGAAGCAAAGAGTCGGTGTGATCATTTGATATGCGCTCTTCAAGTCGATCCTACTCTCGATCGTAAAGAAAAGAACAGTCCTGTTCAGACTCTAGTCGAACGATACATACAGCCCTCTGCCGTTAGGTATGTGGACGAGATCGTCACCTATCAGAC